TGTCGACCGTTACACCGCGCAAACTTGTACTGAATATGTGCGTTTTCTTAAGCGCAATCGACGCTTCTCATCACTCGACAATGTCCAGCGAGAGGTTGATGCGCTGTACCCGCCTTTGTGGACCGCCAAGCGTGTCTTTGACATCATCGTTCCACCGTCTGTCGCGGAAGCTCCCGCCTTTTCCGAAGTTGACCCGATTTGTGATCATCAGCATGACACTCCTGTTCTCACCCCTGAAGTAATCGTGCAAGAGGTTGTGGTTGATTTTCCCACGCCTGTTGTCGAAATCATCTCCGAACCCCCTCATGCTGTCGCAGTTGACGCCCCCAAACTTGTTGAAATCGTGCGCATTCAACCGGTCGTGGCTATTCCTGAACTCAGGGTGCGAAATACCGTCACTAAGAAGAAGGCTTCACCCGCTAAGGTCGCCCGAGAAAAAGAGCGCATCTCGCAAATTCTTTTCCTCAATCAGAACCGTTTTTGTAAACTTGCTGTCGATGTATGTTGTCAACATGTTTGTGAATGCGCCTCTGTCGAGGTTGAAAACCCGATTGCTGTTCGTGCTGCCCGCGCACTTAACAGTGCTTCCGAATTTGCTAATCCGAGGCGAACTTTCCGTTCTTGTTCTCCTCGCCGGCGCATTCGTCAGAAACCGGCACATGTGTTCGAGTGGCCGCTCCCATCACACGCCATCTTGTGGGTCCGACCGCGCCTTATCCTTTCCGGCGCTGCCCTCGCCTTGCGTGTCAAGTACCGATCACGCTTTTCGGACGAGGATTACCTACATCTTGTGCACCAACCCATTTTCGAGCAAGCCAATGCACATCTTTATCGTCAGCGTGAGCATTTCGTCACACAACCTGCGCCTAAAGTTGTCGTTCGTACAGTTAAAAGACGCGTGGTCAAGATTCCTAAGATCGCCCCAGCACCTGAATTGCAGATCAGTGGACCCGGACGTTGCTGGACTTGTTTGACCGGTATCATGGATGCTTGTGAAACAAGTCTCAACGGTCCTGATGGCAAACCTAAGACTCGGATGCCTGCTCGACTCGTGCTGGATTGTCTTGATGCTCATGCTATAGATGTCAAGGAAAAACGCTCACGTCATGGTTTAATGGTTGTTTGGTCCATGGCTCCTGATGGTGATGTTCATCTTGAAGCAGCCTCTGTTGACCGTCTCGGTGTTTCAAAGCGTCCCAAACATCAGCAGATTCTCCAGATGTATCCTGACCGGGTACGACCTCTGATCGATTATGCTGGCTACGAAGGTGAAATTTCATTTGCTACGTTCTTGCGCACTCAGCTCGCAGAATCGGCCGGAGCTGAACTGCTCGTCGGGAATTCTCTCGAGGAGGAAGTTGAGGCTGAGATCCAGACTGCCGTTGAACTCCAAAGCGCTTGTTCTGCCGCCACCGCACCGGCTCTTGCCCAGTGTGGTATTGATGCGGCGCATCATGCTTCCATCATCGCGCTTGAGACAATGCGTAATTGGTTTGCTCAATTCCCTGACATTTTGCATCGTCTTGGCGAACATGTCCACCTACCGCATTGGAAGATCCATCTTCCGAGCATCCATCTCCCGCACGTCCACCTCCCTTTGGATCAGATAATAGGTATCCCGAAAGAATTCCTAGACATCCCTATGACTGAGGCCTTCCGCGCGCTGTTGCAGCCTTTCATTGACGTCGGTGTCTCCTTCGCTCACGTCTGCTCTTCATTCGTCTTTGGTGCATCACACGGTGTTCCCCTTGTCACTTCCGCCTTGCGCCTCCTTGCCTTCTTTATGTCTCATCGGCCGGTTCGTCAGGATTTTTCTCGGATTTTCCGGGGTTGCGCAGTTCTGCCTTTCCCCGAGCCCATCGCCGATATTACACCTCGACCGCTCCTCACCAATCTCTACTATCGAGCACGCCCACCGGCCGGCATCTCTGAGCACCCGATTGAGTTGCAACGTCTGCACGATCTTGAGCTTTCTCGTCCAGTTGACGCTACTATCACTGGGGAACGTATCGCGAATAGCATGGCAGAATTGTTGGAGAGCTATGATAATCGCCCAGTCATTTATGCAAATTGTGCAACCGACGCCGCCCTCACTGAATTGCAGGACACCGCACCTGAGTATGTGATCAAGAACACTCGTCAGCGTCATGGTCACGGTTGTCTCGCCGCTGCCCGAGAGATTTTCATGAACCTCGCCAATGATCGGATCGGTCAAAATGAAGTGGTCCACACTATCGCTTCTTCCGTTGCTCAGTTGACTCGTTTCAATAACGTTGTACATAATTGCGCGCCGACGTTGACTGGTCGAGATCACTTCCGTTATAATAATCTTTCCACACCTGATCGCCGGGCTTTGCATTCGCGGTTATCTTGTGACCAGCTTTTTTCCGATTGTCGTTTCTCCGGCGCTGACGTCATTCTTGCACCCTTCTCCGCAACCTCCATCCACTTCGCGGACTTCCTCGTCGGTATGGCGCAACGTTCTGTCCGTAAGGCTTTTGTCATCACCCATTTGCCCGCCGCTTTGATTGATGAGCGGGTCTCAGAGTATACGGACCCTTCTTGCAACCTGCATTTCAGTCGCGAGGGCGATCTCATTGCCACACGGCATATCAACCATAGCTCCCCGGGGTACTACGATAAGGCGGAAGCTATGCTTTCTTGGTGTAAGCCGATCCCGATTGTGCAAGGTTACCATTCCCAGGTTGAGTCGCTCCGTCAATTCGGGACCATGCATCTCTTGGAAGTACGGTTGTCGCCTGGGTTGCATGAGAACCACCCTTCCACTCAGATATTGCGACCTTCGGATTTCTTGATACTACCCTTGTTGCAGCCTTCTTTCTTGACCGATAACAAGACCAAGTATTTCTGCGTTGAGTCTCGTCGTTTCGATGCTCTCGTCGCTTATGTCTCTACTCTTGATGCAGGTAAGATCGCTTTCCTCCCGGTCGCGAATAAGTTGCGCGGGCAGATGGCCGAGGTCAAGATCGGAAAAAGGATTGTCGAGAATCGCCTCTCTTTGAATAATGCCGAGTTTTTCTCCGTCGTCGGTCACGCAATCCTCTGTTGTAACATGCGCATGAGAAATTACACGCTCGTTGGTCAGGAGCTTGCAGATGCTTTTGAGAGGTTCTATGCGCGCCGTTCTTCCTTCAGCAGCCGTTTCAAGCAGTATTATCTCGATCTTTTTTCCGGACGCCTCGATTCTGATCAAGTTAATGAACGGACTAAATATCAGCGGTTACTAGATCTGTTCTTCGCTAACTCGTTCAATAAAGATTCTCTACCAGTTAGCTATGATTCACGACGCATGGTGCTAATCGACAACTCCGCCCCGCTACACGTCCATCTTACGCGACCTCCTGAGAATCGTCTTGCTGCGCACCGTTTACGCGTGTCCTTCGATGGCATATCTTCGACTTTTATGCGTTTGGCGCGCACCCCT